CTGATGGGATCCGAAGAAGCCCAGAGCACAGGGCACTTGGGCTTCACCCCGTAGTCGTTGGAGCCAAGGTCAGTGAACACGATCACCATCTCCGCACGCTTGGCATAACGTCGCTGCCAGTTGAAGACCGGAGCGAAGGCAGTGCCTCCACCGATCTGGAACTTGCGAGGCAGCTTCTGCCCGTGACGCACAACCTGCACTGCATCGTTGCTCGCAACGTGAGTGAACGGAAGGATGTGGATCTTCTTGATGAAGACAGTCTCACGCAGCCGATCGAGATGATCGAAGAAGGAGCGCAGCCTACGCATGTCCACCGAGTACGAGACATCCACCGCGATCACGATCTCGTCGATGCTCGACTTGATCTTGTGCGGAGAGATGACTCCGGTCGCCATCGTTCGTCGGCTCGGCCTTCGGTAGGTAGAGCCGATGACCTTGCCGGTCTTCTTGATCAGTGCAGAGATGCGCTTCGTCCAGCTTGCCTTCGGTCGCATGACACGATCGATCACAGCACTGCCGCCGTACCCATCCTGAGTACCGGCGCGAAGGCGTTCGGTCTCACCCCGGATGATCTCTTCAGCGAGATCACCAAGTGCCTGCTGGCATTCCTCTTCGGTCAGAGGCGTGCCGTCCTCATGACTGGCTTCCCACACCTCACCCCATGCAGGGCCTTCGGTGTCGGACTGCTCATTGCCCGTGCCCTTGCCCTGCTCAGGATGCTTCCCCTGGTCACCCTGATCACCCTGCTGCCCCTGCTCACCCTGCTCAGGCTTGCCAGGCTGTCCTACATCAAGTTCGGGTTCCTCCTTTTCAGGAGGAGTGCCGAAGAGATCCTCATGGATGCGCTCGAATTTCCAGTCACGGTACTTGGGATCCCACACACGATCCTTCGGAAGCGTTGCGCCGGAGTCCAAGCAGAATCCGTTGACCTCATGATCCATGCAGATGTTGGCTTCGTTAGGCGGGTACCCATGGCCTCGCCAAGGATGACCAGCAGCGACATGCCAGATCTCATGGAGGATCACACCCTTGATCTCTTCGGGCGTGAGAGTGGATGCCCACTCAGGATTGAAGAGCAGGTACTCCCCGTCGGTTGCTGCCGTCTCGACGGATCGCCCCTGCCAGACAGTTGCAGTCATGACAGTCAGTCGAAGAGCGACGGGTGCGAGGTATCCGTTCTTCGATACAACCTGAGAGAAGTATCGAATGAGTTGTTCATCAGTGAGCCGATTTGTCATTTGATTCTCCGAGTAGGAAGTCCAAGAGAGGAGGGGCACCATGCCCCTCCTCTCTCAATGCAAGACTAGTACTTGCTGGACTTCAGCTTGTTGAGCTTCGACATGATGTCGCCAGCCTTTGCGCTGGCCTCCTGCCGAAGGCTCTCATCTTCGCGAAGATCCTTGGTCTCGATCTTTGCAAAGCCATCCAACACATCGTTGCAAAGCTTGTCGAGGTCAGGGTCTTCGTAGATGTTGTTGGCCTTCACCAACTCAGCGAGCTTGGTGAACCGAGGGATCAGGGTGTCGTTGAACGAACCCTTGCGTCCCCCGGTGTACCCATCACACCGATCCTGAACGTGAGAAGCCTCCTCCATGATGCGCTTGAGCATCGTGTTGTGAGCATCCGCTGCGTTCCTGTTGTGAGCCTCAGCAAGTTCACGCTTGAGCCGATCGATCTGCTGAGGACTGGAGCCGGACCTGATGTCCCGCGTGGGGTCAGGCACAACTCCGGGCTCGAAGGTGAACGTGTACCGATCGAGCATCGCATCCTCGCCGGGGTACAGGTCCGGGTTGTAGAGGCTGGCCTGTCCACCCTCACTCAGTTCGATGCGATCACGTTCCTTCTGCTCCTGCACCGAGGCGATCGCGATGCGGTAGAGGCCCATGTTCTCGCTCTTCACCGCATCCTCCCAAGCCCACTGCTCGTCGAGCTTGGTGTTGGGAATGAGCCTCCAGTTCTCACCCCAAGCAAGGTTGTTCTGGTCGAAGAAGTTGCGAGACCTCTTCATGTGCTTCTTCACCGCCTCCAGTTCGACGGTTGCGAAGACGTTGATCTTCCCCTGCGCTCGCCGCTTGTCGGCGATGCCGTGAACCTCGGCGATGGTGAGTGACGTTTCCTTGCGAGTCACCCAACCACTGGGGCATCCAGTGATGCAGCGCCGAAGCTTGTGAGTCATGGAAAGGTTTCGAGCCTGAATATCAATGGACATGTCTGTACTCCTAGATGATGTTGTCCAGTTGGTTTGACGTTCTAGCACTGCGCCAGAATGTCAGACTTGTTCTCTGCGAACAGAGGGTTCGCCTTGCAGCACTGCTGCATGGCAACATGCTGATGAGCCTCGTGCGGGATCCGCTCGATGTACTCAACGATGGCATCAACAACGAAGGACTTGATGGCGTCCTTGTCGCGAGACCGCTTGCCCTTGCTCGCCACATAACTAACGAGCATGGAGATCACAGCGAACATGGTCGCGTGATCAGCAGGCAAGGCTGCACCCTGCGGATCCTCGATGATCTCATCGAGAGTCGGCGGCGGGTTGGTGAGGTAGGTATCCATGAAGGACAGGAACTGTTCAGTGACAATGGCACCAACAGTTCCTGCCAGTGCTTCGCGAAGAAGCGGTCGAGGCAGGTCATCCTCGATGAACGTGGACGCCTTGCACCAAGAGCGAGGCGAAGCCGTGTTCAACTCAGACGTGTCCGGGTCGTAGTTCGACAGGGACTTGAGCGATGCAGCGGAGTGGTTGCCGCAGCACTGCCAGTGAATGAACCCGATGACGGCGGGATGCACGTCGTTCTGCATGGCGAACTCACACCAAGCTTCGGGGTCAACCTCGGAACTGATGTGAGTGAGTCGCGATTGCAGCGGCGGGATGAGGTCAGACTCACCACCACCATCGACAGGGTTCATGGCGCAGACGAAGACGATGCGAGGGTCGATGTCCTCTCCATGGAACTTCCGACTCTCAATGAGAGAGAGAAGCATGGCTTGGATGTCACCACTGTACTTGTCCAACTCATCGAAGAAGATCACGATGAGGTCGGCACCCTCGGCTCCGGGGAACTTCCCCTGAAACACGCCAGTGCTGTACTGCTCGATCATCTTGGTGTCATGGTCAGGCACACCAAGACCGAAGTCCTCGGTGCCATACGACGATCCGATGAACTCGTTGAGTGCGACATTGTCAGCGAGCATGTTCGCGACAGTCTTCACGACTCCAGTCTTGCCAGTGCCGGGGTTGCCCTGGATGCACAGGATCGGAGGCTTGTTGAGCCGGACCTTCTCCGGGTCAAGCTGTGCCTTGAACGAGCACTCCAACAGGGGCTTCAGGTTATCGATAGAAAGCTTCATGATTACTTGTTCCTCTTGCTGTTCAGATGAAAGACACAACGTCTTCCCATCTACCGATGGATGACACCGATAGATGGAAGGGCGTTCACCCTTCGTTGAAGTTAGAAGTCGGGCTCGATGGGTTCATCGACATCCGATTGGTTGTACCCACTCAGGATCTCCGGTCGGTACTTCGCAAGCTTTGACTTGACGCACTTGTCGCAGACACGTTCAAGGAAGATCCCTTGAGCATCGTACTCAACCCAAGACTCATACCTCGGGCATTGATGGTGTCGCAGTTCCATTATTCGTTCGTTCACCATTGCTTTCCTCCCCACTTGCCCCGCACTGCGGGTCGATCGTAAGCCCACTGCAACTTGTCAGTGGGGCAGATGCTTTCGTCATGGTGACCAGCACTCTGCTGGCTTGCCTCTGCCTTTCGCTGTTGGACTTCATCCCAACATCGATCACACACCTTCCTCTCTGCATCAGTAGGGATGCGTCGATGGCAGAAGGTTGCTCGACACCATTCGATTCGTTCATCACTCACAACTAATACCCCTTGAAGTTGTTGGAAGCCCAGCGGCAGAGGGCATACGACAATGCCATGCACGCAACGACAGTCAGGATTGCTTCGATCATGATCGCTCCCCTCACCCTGCCAAGTAGTCAGACATGACGATCCCACTCGGAAGGTCAACGTCGGACGCGAGCAGAGTGACGGTTGAGAAGTGCGGGTAGGCCAACCCTTCCTGCTCAGACGTGAGCCAAGTTCGGAAGACACCCTTGTATGCGTGATCGCACCCGACACTCACGTCGCAAGAGCGACAGGTTCTGTTGGCAGCGAACTGCCTGGCAGTCTTCTCATCGGGCGCTGCGATGACATGCCCTCGGAACTGGTCGTAATCGATCTCGTCTCTGGGGTCGTCTCGATTGATCAGATACAGATTCATTTCGTTCACCTCGTTGTAGTTGAAGCTTGAGTGCATCAACAATGAGAGGCGCACGTCGTTAGGCGTGCGCCTCCTGTGTTGAGACAGTCGGCTAGTCCTTGGTGGGGTTCAGTGCCATGACTCGCTTGTTGGCGAAGAGGATCACGCGCTCTGCATGGTCAACTCGTTCGCCAGTTGCTTTCACATAGAAGTGGTCTGCCTTGAAAGGGTTGTAGGAGATCTCGACATAACCAAGCAGTTCATAGAACTCGAAGGCATCGTCTCGATCAGGCAGTGGACTAACGTGCCAATGCCTAGACTTCGCAAAGGCATGGACGTTCTTCTTGCCCTCCTCAGCACGCGCTTGCGTCCCGAAGGTCGGACAGTGAACGAGCAATCATCTGCGACGAGTTGCTCTGCATGTCCAATGACAAGTCCCCGCTGCTGCATTGACCAGTGATGGTTGTGCAGATTGAAGTAGCAGGAAGTGACTCGCCCATTGGAAAGTCGCTCGTCATGGTTGTGGATAGTTCGGATGTTCATATTGTTGTCCTCGTTGCAGTTGAAGCATGAGTGCATCAACAACAAAGAGCACACGCCTAACGACGTGTGCTCTCTATGTTGAAACAGTCAGCGTCTTGTCAGTCGTCAGTCACAGTGACGGAGACGATGACATCCCATCGTTCACGAATGGTTCGCACTACAGACGCTTTGCTCGGAAGGTTGTTGATGTCGATGTTCTGGATGTTCATGCTAGTTCTCCTCGATGTCTGCGATGTAGTTGGCAAGGCGTTCGACTTCGTCCGGCGTGGCATACTCGACAACGCACTCCGAATCATCGAAGTAATCGGCGTAGTCGTAGTTCTTTCCAAGTACTTCGGTGAAGACAGTCTTCGATCGCCAGAGTCCACGGGGATTGAACACTGCAACCTCCGTCGTTAGGCGTTCGAGCCTGCATGAAAGCGCCCACCCGTTCTCGAATACGAACCTAACGAGAGTTGCTCCCATGTTTTCATGTCGTGACGTCTTAACGTTTGCGATCTTCTTCATGATGCTAGTTCCTCGTGTTGATGGTGATGTCTAGGAGTAGATGTCGAAGAGGTCGTTAGTTCCGTTCCAATCCTCCTCGACGTACTCAGCGAAAGAGAAACCGTCAGCACACTCGACCGAGTACTGACTGCACATGGCGAGCGCGGCTTCCCAGTCGAACGCCTGTCGCTCCTGCATGTCCTGATCGTTGAGAAGCTCAAGCGTTTCAACGTCAAGGGTGATGCACTCTTCGATGGTGAGGTTGTCGATGCTCATTGTTCTAGTTCTCCATGATGGTTTGAAATGGAATGCCCATGCATTCCCATCTACTGACATGCAGTGCATGACAGTAGAAAGGAACCCATAAGGGTTCGGGGGTCATGGCTTCAGCGAAGAACACTGGACAGTCGTACTTCGACTGCACGGTCATGGCTTTGGTTGAAGGTTGTATGCCTTCGCACTTTGCTCGCGTTGGTTCTTCTCATTGCCTTGGCTCGCCCCAATGGACCCGATCTACACAAGTCAGAGAGTCACCCTGCATTGATACGCAGAGCATGTCACTCATGAAGGTCATCGCTTTCGCTAACGGCTTGCACTCGTTCAGTCACTGGCGTCACTCATCTCATGGATGAGAGGACAAGTGATCAGAGCGTTTGCCCCTTCGACTGATCGCAGACGTGTCATGGAAGAATGGCGCTGTGTTCTCGATGCCTCCCGGCATTGAGTCATACGCTTGTGACCATACGCTGCGAATGAATTGAGTCGGCGACATGCACTGCATTGCATTGCATTCGACTTGCTTCGATCGGTTGCATCCCAGTGCGCTCGCGTCATGCCTCTTCTGCAATGCCTCCTGTCCGGCACTCGTCGCGTCACGCTATTGGGGATGCGTCATTCACTTCAAAGCTAAACCGACACACACACTCTCGATGCCATCCAACCAGACCGGCCTCATCGCAATGCATTGCGTGGGGCTAGGCGTTCACTCCGAAGAGTGCGCTAGGCGAACCGTTGGAAAGGTCGCGAGTGCGGCGTTCGACTCCTGCATGCATGCAGTGCGTCGATCCGCTTTGAAGCTTCCCACCTATGTCGGGAGTCGTCCTGCGCCAGAGGCCCGCGTGTGCATGCAACCGTCGAGGCATGCACTGCACAGGCGTGTGCGCCGAAGTGAACCCTCACCGTACGCATGGCTTCCGTTCACTTCGCTCCCGCTCATGGCGGCACCGCCGAGGTATGAGCCCGGCTAGTGGAGGAGGCTTCGGGCTATGTCCCCGTCGCCTTGCCTCTCTGCGACCGTCGTCGCATGTCCAGAGAGTCGGCTCCGCCACCGATGTGCTCAAGTGCGTCTCATCACGTCTGGGGTCTCAGGGTCTAGGCATAAAGGAAGAAAGACTTTGGGGATAAGCCATTGAAATCATTACGTTTTCCTACCCCTGAATGTGTCGAAGAAAACCTCATTTCACCTATTGACAAATCAAAATCACTCTTATCTACCTGTTTTTATTACCTTTTTTCTTGTTAGTTGAGCCGATCCTAAAAGCTCAATGATCTCAGCCACTTACAGCCGGAGTTGCAATTGTAAAAGTTTTGTAAAAAATAAAAACAACACATCTGCGTGTAGGATTTTGACACATTAATGTTTCAAAGTGTCCGGGCTCAGACCTGCCCTCATCCACCTCTCAGCCACTGGTTCATGCCTAATGTTGTTATGCCGACGCCTAACAATGTTATGCGATCGACTAATACACAGTACTTTGTAACTGGAGTCATCTATTGAATGACCCATGACTGTTCCTACATACTCTGTCGTAATGATGAGAGGTAGGGGCGATGGCAGGTAAGAAAGACAAGGCTGATGCACGCGAACTAACAGAGCGACAACGTCGCTTTGCGTTGCAGGTGCTGGAAGGTAAAAGCCCAACGCTGGTACATGCTTACCGTGAGGTGTATGACTGCAAAGGGGACAGTCCTAAGCAGAAGAAGGCGCAGGCGAATGAAGCAAGCCGGTTGTGGAAGCACCCTGGTGTTAGGTCTTTCTCTGAGGAGTTCAGAAAGAAAGCTGAAGCCCAGCGTGTTAGGCGAGAGGTTGGCGAGCGTGAACGAGTCAGGCAGCGCCTCTGGTCTGAAGCAGACAGTGCCGACCGAGCAAGTGACCGCATCAATGCATTGAGGCTGTTAGGTCAGGACGCTGGCATGTTCACTGAACGAGTCGAAGTGAAAGAGGCAGACGATGTTATGTCTGATGCCGAAGTGATTGCAGAGATTGAACTCGCTCTTCGCAATGCAGAGGATGTTAGTGTTAGGCCGTTAGGCGAAGGCACTGAAGACAACGCAAGCGATGATCAAGTGGATGACGATGACAAGCCTGATGGTTACTTGATGTGACACGCCATTGTGTATTAGGTGTTAGGCGAGCCTGTCAGAAGCGACCCGGAGGTTGACACTCTGCTGTGTATTAGTCGGGGCACCCCAACCCCCCTTCGCGCGCACGCGCGGACGCCAACCCCTACATACTATTTTGCTCAAACAATCCCCATTTCCAAAACATCTCTAATCCCAACACAACCAGATATATTTGAAATCATTTGACCGCTAAAAAGGAGTCCCGTGCCTCGGTATAAACTTTTCTGGTACCAGTCCCAGTCAGACCAGATCAACTCATGGGAGTTCCAGTTCAAAAGGGCTGGGTCAGAGGAATGGGAATGGGTTTCCTTGGTACAGCCTGTTGATGATTGCTTAGAGTGCTTTCAGGCTTTTGTGGAAATACCGGAGTCTGCAATCCTTGTTAGATCCAGGGCTCAAGGTGATCTCGGGTACAGTGCTTGGTCTAAACATTTACCTATCTATCTTCCTGAACCTGGGATTACAGCGAGTCTTTTAGTTAGTCTGTTATTTTTAGCTTTTACAAAATCCTTAAGGGACTCCTACCTGTGGGGTATACTACCCAGGCTGAAAAAGTTTTTTTGATCGAGGGGTTGCGTGTCAAGGGGGGGTATTTGTTATACTCCCTACACCAGGGGTGCTTATCTCTGATTTCCCAAAAACCTTCTATATATTGGTTACTTAGGCTGAGGGCCTGGATGCCCCTCAGCCTTTATTGTTTTTGGGGTCTGGCTAGAACGACATGCCATGTTCTGGTTATCTACCGTCCGGCACCAATAACTCTTGGAGTCTGACTATGTGGGTGGGAACTCTGTCTTGTCGTTAGATTTTGATGACTTAGCCCGACTTGAGCCTCTTCTCGACAATCTAGACAAGCTTTCTCCTGACCATGCCAGGAAGCTTCATAAGCTTGTGAAGAAGTATGAAGGGCTGAAGGTTCAGAAAGAAGGGCAAGAGAAGTATCTGAAGTTCGTCAATGCAGTGTGGCCGTCGTTTATCGAGGGACGCCACCACGAGCTAATGGCAGATGCTTTTGAGAGAGTGGCTAAGGGAGAGTTGAAGCGGCTGATCATCAACATGCCGCCGCGCCATACAAAGTCTGAGTTCGCGTCCTACATCCTCCCGTCTTGGTTCCTTGGGCGCTACCCAGAGAAGAAAGTTATCCAGACTGCTCACACAGCAGAGCTGGCAGTAGGTTTTGGTAGAAAGGTCAGGAATCTAGTTGGTAGTGAGGACTACCAAAAAGTTTTCCCCGGCGTTTCTCTTAGACAGGATTCAAAGGCCGCAGGCCGCTGGAACACCAGCGCAGGAGGGGAGTACTTCGCAATCGGGGTCGGGGGCGCTGTGACGGGTAAGGGCGCGGACCTGCTCATTATCGACGATCCACATTCTGAGCAGGAAGGTCAAAGTGCTGATGCCTCCGTCTTTGACCGGACATACGAGTGGTACACCTCCGGCCCTCGTCAGCGTCTACAGCCCGGCGGCGCGATCGTTATTGTGATGACTCGCTGGCACAAGCGGGATCTAACTGGTCAGATCCTCAAGTCATCGATACAGCGATCGGGCTCGGACGAGTGGGAGGTAATCGAGCTACCTGCCATTCTCCCATCCGGCAGCGCCCTCTGGCCCCAGTTCTGGAAGCTCGATGAGTTAGAGAAGCTCCGGGCCGAACTCCCCACATCGAAGTGGCAAGCCCAATACCAGCAGGATCCCACGTCCGAAGAAGGGGCGATCGTAAAGCGGGAGTGGTGGAAGATCTGGGAAGATGAAGAACCGCCCCCCTGCGACTTCATTATTCAATCTTGGGACACAGCGTTCCTCAAGACGCAGCGGTCGGATTACTCGGCCTGCACTACATGGGGTGTTTTCTACAGGGAAGGGGATGACGGCAAGTTCCAGCCGAACCTCATCCTTCTGTCGGCGTTCAAGGACAGGATGGAGTTCCCGGACCTGAAGAGGTTCGCCCTCGACTACTACAAGAAGTGGGAGCCTGACTCCCTCATCGTTGAAGGTAAGGCGGCAGGCATGCCGCTCATATTTGAGCTGAGAGCGGTAGGCGTGCCTGTGCAGGAGTACACGCCCTCCCGTGGGAACGACAAGATTGCGCGAGTCAATGCTATCGCTGACCTCTTCGCCTCCGGCATTGTCTGGCGTCCAGAGAAGAGGTTTGCGGAGGAAGTGGTCGAAGAGTTTGCTTCGTTCCCAGCGGGAGACCACGACGACCTCGTAGACTCGTCAACGCAGGCGTTGATCAGATTCAGGCAGGGTGGGTTCTTGCCCCTCGACTCAGATGAGGACGGGGAAGAAGACTTCATCCCGATCAAGGCGGATTACTACTAATGAGTGCTAACCAATTCAGAGACTTTCTGAGAGATAACAGCAGGGGCCACATGGTTCCGTTGGTTACGGATGAAAGGTTCAGCCAGTACGGCAGAGGCGCTCTGGATGCCAACGTAGGTCTCCGAACTGCGCTCAGGGAAGACGCACTAGCTAGAGGACAGCGTGTAGATCCTAGATTCCGAGACGCCACCGCTTTTTACGACGACCACGCAGGCAGCACCACTAGAGCTTTCAGCATCCTGAATGAAGCCGAGAGGAATGCGGGAAGGCTTCTTAACCCCGGCAACTACAACCTCATCCGTCACTACTACAGACGCAGGCCCACCGAGAGATCACAGCAGCCCAGATCTGAAACCCCCTTCCTTGGGCGCTCCTCCGAAAGTCCTACATACCTTGGTGGTCCCAGAAGAACTCTGGGCATCTACGTTGACTCACCCGATGGTCTTGCCCAGATGTACACAGGCAACAGTGCAGGCACTACGAGACTCCCCGAAGGAGAAGCTTTTGATATGTCTTCCTTTCTAGGAAGAAGGCAGTCTTCCCCGGTGGAGTCTGGAATCTTTGCGATGGGTGGACCCGCACCTTCGCCTATCTCTCCGTTCAACCTCGATTCTTTCCTTGGCCGATCTGCCCCTGTCCCCACTTCTACGACTGGAGTTGCTGAGTCTGTTTCCGGAATGATGGGGGGTGGTCTTGTCGGTGGTCGAACTCCGTTCCGCAAAGGTGGGGCGATGGATCGAATGGTTTCGGAGATGACTAGGAATATTTCCAGTAGGTGATTGATCTACTGGATCGAATCTTCTTCTTCCTCCTGTCCCTGTTTCAAAAAACAAAGTCAGAAGAGAAGCCTGAAATACTTCCTGATTCAAAAGAAGAAGAGGATATGGAAGAAGACGAATTTGAAACTTTCTACCAGATCATCCGAGAAAAGGAGTCAGACCCCAATACTCCTTTTATCAGAACGAGGTTCAAACCGAAGGGTGGCTCGACTGCTTATGGTCCCTTGCAGACCACGGGGCAGCGGGTTGATACGATGATCTCCGCTTTGGGTGACAGCCTGACTTCAGATGAACTTTCAGCCCTGTCACTCCTTAGGGACAGACAAAGACTCGCTGCGTTTTACGGCGGCGATGACAGGAAGAAGTACGAAGACCCCGATAGTCCCAACTATAAGCCTAAAGAGTTTTTAGACATGATGGACTACGGGGGAAACCTCGGGATCACCGATTCTGATACACAGAGGTTGATCGAGTCTGCTCAAAAGAAAGAGCTTCTTCGCCACTACAAAAACCATGGTGGGGACTTCGCCAGGGCGGCAGCAGCTTGGCATGGCGGTGACAATTGGGAATCCGGTAAGGATACTCCGAAAAAGAGAAGAACTGCGAACTACGGCAGGGATGCTGTCCGTCGTCTGAAAAAGAGACGAGAAGCTCTTAGACTGAGTTCTGATTCTGATGGACGAAAGTTCTTTTAGAGGTTTGGTTTGGCGATAGAAAAGTCACTATCAGAAATGCCTGTATCGATTGAAGACCTCCTACCTGAGGAGAGCTTTGAAATTGATATCGAGGAGAGCCCCTCTTCCGTTGTTATGGAAATGGAAGATGGGGGTGTTCTGATCGACTTTGACCCTGATGCCGCTGATCAGCAGATCGTCCCGTTTGGAGAGAACCTTGCTGATTACATGGACGAACAGGACTTGGGTGCTCTGGCATCTGATCTAGTAGGCCAGTTCCTTGGGGACAAAAGCAGTCGCAAGGATTGGGAAGAGTCCTACATCGAGGGGCTCGACCAGCTTGGGATGAAGATTGAAGATCGCACCGCTCCTTGGGAGGGAGCGTGTGGTGTAACTCATCCTATCCTTTCCGAAGCTGTGGTGAGATTCCAGAGTCAGGCTATTGGTGAGATCTTCCCTGCTAGTGGTCCGGTTAAGACTCGCATTGTCGGCAAGATGACCGCTGAGAAGGAGAAGCAGTCTCACCGCATTCAGGACTTTATGAACTACCTCACGACTGAGGTGATGTCTGAGTACAGACCTGAGACCGAGAAGCTTCTCTTCAGCCTTCCATTGGCTGGGTCTGCTTTCCGAAAGATCTACTGGGATCCCAACATGAACCGCCCCTGCGCGATGTTCATCCCTTCCGAGGATCTCGTCGTTTCCTACGGTGCTTCTTCCCTGAGAACCTGTGAGCGCATCACTCATGTCATGAAGCGGAGCGCCAACGACATCCGCAAGCTTCAGGTTGCCGGGTTCTACCGTGACGTAGACATCTCCCCCGGCTCTGGGGTCGAGGGCAAGATTCAGGAGAAGTACGACGACATTACTGGGGAAAGCCCCAGCTATGACTCGGACAGCCGACACACTGTGCTTGAGATGCATGTAGATGTGGATCTTAAGGGCTTTGAAGATCTTGACGAATGCTGCGAGCCTACTGGCATCGCTCTTCCGTATGTTGTGACGATTGATGCCGACTCCAGAGAGATCCTGTCTATCCGAAGAAACTGGATGGAAGACGATCCGAACCGGATGCGCCGGGAGCACTTCGTTCATTACGAGTATGTTCCGGGCCTCGGGTTCTACGGCTTCGGCCTTGTCCACATGATTGGTGGCATCGCTAAGTCGGCCACGTCGATCCTCAGGCAGCTTGTTGATGCAGGCACTCTGAGCAACCTGCCGGGTGGCTTGAAGTCCAGAGGGCTTCGCATTCGAGGAGACGACACTCCGATCTCCCCCGGCGAGTTCAGAGACGTTGATGTCCCCAGTGGCTCGATTGCAGAGAACATCACCTTCCTCCCTTACAAGGAACCGTCTACGGTTCTCGCGCAACTTCTAGGCAACATTGTTGAAGAGGGTCGCCGGTTCGCCTCTCTCACTGACCTGAACATCAGTGACATGAATCAGCAGGCTCCTGTTGGCACCACTCTCGCTCTGATTGAGCGATCGATGAAGGTGATGACTGCGATCCAGGCTCGGCTCCATGCGGCGATGAAGGAGGAGTTCAAGATCCTTGAGGGT